TGTTTTGCTTGAATTGCTACACCAGAAACTTCTGGGCTATCAGTACCAAGCATGGCGTCGCTAACACCACTGATCTGTTTAATACTTGCAGCAGCTTTTTGACTTAAACGATCGAGCCCGGTGGGAATCTGATTGGGAGGAATTTTCGCAGGAGGAGACGATCCTCTGTTGTACTCGAGAACTAGACCAGTTTCCGCACCGTGCTCTTCAAGATCATCTGCAGTCATTCCTGAAAGAGATCCTGACTCTACAATCCAGCCGCTATTGGCTGTTGTATTTACAATGTGTAATTCTTGAGAAGTAATCTTATTCAGCTGCTCTTGTGGAGAAAGTAGATTTCTAACTATTCCAAAAGGGCGTCCTCTTCTAAAGTAAGGGAAATAAGGTACTAAAGTAAAATGTTGGTACGGTGACCAATCATCGAACAGTACTACAGAATCAGCAGATACTGTCCATCTTACTTTCCTTACTCTTTTTTCAGTGATATGTAAACCATACTCATCTGCAAACTCTTCACGTTTCTTTTTACCCCAGTCGTAAGGAACTTGTCGCTCATCACCTGTTACAGGATCAACGTAGAACATACACTCCTTCATTTGGTAGTACTGACGTTCGATTACTCGAATCGCTCGTACCATACGAGCTTCGTCTGGATCATATGCATGGTTACCTACATATTCGTGGTCTGGGATCGCGCCATAACGCTGTTCTTCATACTCCATAGAATCAGAACCAAAAGAGTTACCATTCTCTGCAATAAATCTTAGAGTGTCTGCTTTGTCTTGACCATACTGTTCTTCGATTTCATCAAGGCTCATCCACTTCGTTTCAAAGATCTCGTTCCACGAACGAGGGTCATAATCTTTTGCATCAGGGTCAATTAGAATATCTAAAGGATCTTTTGACGTAATACGAATCTCACCTTTGTAATTATCAGAAAAATCTATTCTTACATCGAACCAACCTCTGTCTTGAATGAGACCATCAGAAAAAACTTGTGATTCTAACCAGTTTAATTTGTTGTTATCAGAGATTTGTAAATATACTTTTGTAAGAATGTCCGCAACTTCTTGCATACCGCTTGATCGCGGTTTGAATTTAATATCAGCCCTACGTGAACTTTGCTCACCGAGCACAGTGTTTACGGTAGGTAATATTGTATTAATAGTGAGGGCAGGTCGTCCTTGATCATCTAATGTTGCTACATCAGCCGCGTCCCATTGTTGCCCTCTGTAGAATTGATCACATCTCTTCGCCATCTCGATGTAATCACTATGACCTGAGTCCCGCGCACGAACGTACCGGTCCCAGTTTCTTTTCGCTAAATCTAATTCTTCTGCTTTTGACAGTTTCTTTTTAGGTTCTTTATACGCCATTACGCACTCATTGAGCTCTTACGCTTTACCCCTTTTGCAATATATTGTAATCTATCTCTCCAAGAAGGTATATGTTCTTCTCTCTCGAAAAAACTTGAGAACTCAGTCATCATAAGACCGATCCACGCAAGTGCATCAACTTGGTCATCATGAGTTCCATTCGGAAACCGTAAAAGTTCTGCAACCAAAGGCCCTGTCCAAACAGCATCCTTAGGGAAGTATACCATGCCTTGTTGCATTCTTCCTTGTATTGCACGCGCTCTTGCTTCCTTGTCTCTTCTACCAACTTTTAAGTCTTTAAAATAAGCTTCATATAGTTTACGCTCTCTTACTCGTTTTTCCAAGAACGGACCGAGCGCCATTTCTATATGACCCTTTTCTATTCCTACAATACCAGGCCTCCACTGTTCGTAAAGATCTAGTATCTTTTCAACGAGCTCAAAACCATCATACCGCCCACGCACAAGATCTACAACAAACATTTGATCATATTCATTAACGCCTACAATCAGTCCCACTGAATAGTCGTTACGATCACGCTGTCCAATAGCCAAGTCCCACGCGCAATAATACTTTAGTTTATCATATTCTATTTCATCCTCTTCATAGTACCTAATCATATCTCGAGAAAAATAATCTCCTTCATCAGATACTGGATTTTGTTGGTACAAAGCCGACCAGTCGCGCGGCCCAACAGCTTTACGAATCTGTTCTAGCGCGTCAACATTATAACGTTCTGGATGCAGAGCCTCGCCCGTGGACCGGTATTCTTCATCATGTTCCGCGATCGCAGGATACTTAACAACTTCCCATTGATCCGCGCCATCTTGCGCATAACGTAATAACCTTCCTGCTAAATCATCATCGTGCCATCTCGTAAGAATGACGAGTATTCCTCCACCCGGAGAGAGCCGTGTATACGCGGTTGATGTATACCAATCCCATATAATATCTCGATTGTTATCGGACTCTGCATCTTCTCTGTTCTTTACAGGGTCATCGATCAGTAGAATGTTTGCGCCTTTACCCGTGATACCTCCTCCTACACCAGCGGCTACATATCCACCGCCCACGTTCGTGGACCACGCTTCAACGCTCTGTGAATCTTTGTCAAGTTTAGTCTCTTCAAATATTTTTGCGTATGGAGGTTCACGTAGCAATTGCCGTACTTTACGAGAGAAGTTCATGGCCAACGATCCAGAGTACGAACAGCTTATAAATTCATGCGTTGGGTTTCTACCTAAATGCCAAGCTGGAAACGCCACACTGGCAAGTGTTGATTTACCGTGTCGTGGAGGCATGAACAACATAAGCCGCGGCGATTTTTGTTCAGTGACTTGTTCACTAAATTTTTCTAGACGTTTGCATATATCTTTATGCACCCAACCTGCATGGTAGTCAGGATTAAATTTTTCAACAAAAGGTAATAGCCTTTTTCTAGACAAGACGCGAAGTGCAAGTTCCTTCTCTGCACGTTCTTGTGTAGAAGCTTCTTTTTTAGACTCAGTCTTAACTTCTTCTTGGACTTTAGGCTCAGGAATTTTTTCCGCATCATCCGCTTTGCAGTAAACACAGATATTTCCTTTTGGGACTAGAGTTTCAGCAAGTAACGCTTTACAGCGTTTACATTCTACTTTCTTAATTGTCTCCATTCGGCTCTAAATAAGTTTTATCAATCCCTGCTATTTTTAGTAGTTCCGCATCTGATAATTTCTCAAGTTGCGCAACTTTATCCACATTAATGTTTATCTGAGTTGCATTGTCAGGAGCAAACAGTCCGTGTAATTTACATAAAGAATCAACAACGTTTTTCTCTTCAGTTGACGTCGCTGCTTTTCTATGAGCTTCCAGATACATGGTCGTCGCAACGTTTCTGTCAAACTTTACTTCTTCACGCATCTCTCTGCGCAAGTAGTCTAAAGCTTGTTGCATCTTTGGTGTTTTAAATATTGCGTAGACTCGGTCTACATCATTATAGCCCGCAGCTCTACCCGCAGCTGCTTTTGACATGCCACGTAAGTGAAACAGAAGCAACCGCTCTTCTTGTACAGACAGTTCATTAAGATGTAACCCTGCGTAAGGAAAGTGTGATTGTAGTTCTACACGATCTTCGTTTGTGACCACGGTTGCGAGTTCACGTTCTTTTAATAAGCTCATTTAAACTTTTTCCTTAAAGTCAACAACATTTTTGCACCACCAGTATAACTCATTATCAGACAAAACGTGTTTCATCATATTTATTCTGTAACAAACTAACTGTACATTCGCCCGTGTATATGGACCGTCGGTAACGATCCGGTCAATACTCACGTTGTATTCACTACCGCCCTCGCCCTTTTTCCACGTCATAACAACCCCGCTCAACGCACACTTGCCCCCCTGCTCTACCCATACTTCCAACAGATCTTCGGGAGTTAGGTGCCATCCACAATCTTGTCTTGATCTTTTGAGATGGCTGTATAGATGACGAAGGAATGTTTCTGGGCAATTACTAATAGAAACATTTCTCATGAGTAATTTACAAGGTCGACAGACCCCTCTCACCGCTCCAGATTCCCGAGGTTCAAAGGACTTAATTGGCAGTTCTAATTTACATTTGGAGCAGGTTTTTTTATCTATCTGATTTCTCTTGAATTCCTTCTTGAAATAAAATTTACAAAAATTTTTTTGAAAAGTCTATTAAAAATCGCTCATTCATTACCTCCCCATCCTGCCCAGACTACTACCCCTTCCCCCTTTTCGCTTTTTGGAACCTTGTTTTACTTTTCGCGCATTGGAACCTTGTATCGTTTTCCGCCAGAATCCCCAGTCTCCCGTGGTCACGGTAGACTCAAGTAAATCAATAAGTGTTATTAACTTAATAGGAGGACATTATGTCTTTAAATAGAGTAGAACTAATCGGCAACCTTGGAGCCGACCCTGAAACCTTAGCGATGCCTAGCAATGGCTTGGTAACTCGCTTAAGTATCGCCACCAACACATCATGGATTGATGACGCTGGTGTTAAGCAAACGCGTACTGAATGGCACAGAGTTGTATTCTTCGGTAAACGTGCTGAGTCTATAACCAAGTATTGCAAGAAAGGCAATCGCTTGCGTGTAGAAGGTAGTCTTCGTACTAACAAGTACACAGACAAGAACGGAGTAGAGAAATACTCCACAGAGATCATCGGGGATAAGTTCTTATTCCTAGATGGCAAAGCTCAACAACCTGAGCAACTAGAGCTAGACTTACCACAAGACTAGTTAACATCAACCACGAGGGGGGACTTCGGTTCTCCCTCATTTCCACAAGGAGCAAACAATGAATATATTTAGAGCTATTGGTAAAGGCCTCTACCATTTAGAAAGAGCCAAAGATAAACTCTACGACAAAGCTGAAGAGTACCACGTATCTAAGAAGGTACAAGAAGCTAAAGAAAACTTCGTAGCACAAATAACAGAGGGTTACTTCTCTGAACAACAACTCGAGCGTCAATATCAACACATGATGCAAGACGCAGAAAACAACAAGGAGGACACATGTATAAGTTCTTAATGTACTTCGTATTTCCCGTCGCTATGTTCTTCATCATAGTCGGCGCCCTTGAACCACTGATCGAGTGGATTGTCTGGCAGACTCACTAGCCATGACTCATGGCCCCTGGTCCACGACTGGGGGCTTTCACCCCTTAACTACTATCATCACACTACTATCATCAGCTTGACTGATGTGGATGCGTGCGTGCATGCGTGCGTGCTAGGAACTTGGTTCCACGTGTTCCATGAAAAAAGCACATTATGGAACACAATTGTGGAACACAAAAAACCTAGCAACCATGCGGGCTCGTGGACCGTCGAACGTCGATGGTTCCATGGTTCCACGAAAATCTGGTTGTACATTAGTATCGACCGTGAATCGTGGTTCTTAATTTTTCTGTTAAAAATACTGGAACATTTGGAACCAGCACAATAAACCCTGTACAACCCGCACAGTTATTGACCAAAACGTGTTCCACGTAACTTGGAACCAAGTGGAACCAAGTGGAACCAAATGGTCATTTCTGTTGTTTTTTAACCACAAACTACGGTTGACGCTCGCTCCGCGCGCGTCGAAAGTAAAGCAATGAGGAAGTTTAATTAGTAAGGAGGTCTCTAATGATTGAATTATTTATAGGTTTTATCGTCGGTTTTTTACTCTCTGCTGTTTATGCAGTAGTGAGTTTAACCAATATGAAGCCAAATGAGCTTCAAGAGTTTCAACTTTTATTGCAAGCAATAGAAGATGAATAATTTAGCAACCAACATACATAAGGAGGTTTTATGTATATGCAAGAAGTGAGTGTACCTGATGAGGTCCTCAAAAAAGTAGAGTCAGTTAATCGCCGATGGCGAGTGATTGATTATGTATTAACTAATTCTCAAATGTTACAAAAGGAGGTAAACAATGGGAAGATCCAGAAACATAGACATCTTTGACCCTGCCGATCAACCAATCGGTCCTGAGTTATTAGCTGGTCCTGATACGCCCGAAGATGCGTACATACCAGACACAAACGGTGATCCAGAGGGTTCTGAGCGTCGTGCTCAACCTGAAGCCGTCAAACTACCTGACTACTTCTTCAAGAAGTATTCACTTGATGGTCAAGGCAATCCTACCTTCCAATCAGTGCGCGTTGACAAAATCATGGAAGTATTTGCTTCCAAGAAAGATACGCCATTCGTTGGACCGTCGACCGATGATGACATGCGTCAACAAGAGATCGACGCTTATTCGACTCAGGTAAAGGCCGTTGTTGACGGTCTTATGCCATTGCTCGAAGTTGATGCTCCGACAACGGGTATCAACATCCTTCAGCTCTGTACACGTACATGGGCTGAGTTCGCAAGCATCGCTTTCGAGTATAAAGAGGATGCAGACAACGCCAATCCAAACGAAGATCTACCCCAATGGTTGATCGAACGTGAGGACAAAATGTTCCAACTCGGCCGTAAGGCTCGTATGTTGCGCGACGTTATCAAAGCAGTCGATAACCATTTCGGCTTGCGTGATACAGACCTCAACGTTAAACGAGTTCGTACCGAGGTTGAGCGTAGGTTGCAACGACTCGCTGAATGGAACTACGACAACGTTGCTGACAAGTCCGTCAAGGTTGCGATGGACTTGAACCGTCAATCTCATGCTCACACACGGACTGTGTACGACATGGCCTAGACGGTACTAACGACATGTATTGGTCGTAGGAGAAAGCAATACACGATGGTAACGGAAAACCCATGACAGGATGAAAAGACTGTCCGCAACTGGAGTACGTAGCTCAACCTGTTACCGAGTTACGTACTCCTTCTAAAATTTTTTTCTACGCATCTATGCGTGCCTAGAGGAGAACGAAAATGAATGAAGTATTAGAAAAAGTAAAAATTTGGTTAGAGCAAGAAGCAGAAGGACAGGAAGTTATTGATGAGTATGAAGCTGGATTAAGGCCTAAAGACGAGACAGACGTTATCATTGAGGCTAGAGTTGAGTCTGCTAATGCTTTACTTGAACAAATTAAAAAGTGGGAGGGTCAAGAAGCAAAATGAAACAGTATCAAATACAAGTAGCAGAAACTTGCATTTATTATGCAACAGTTTCACTTCCTGATGACTTTGAAGACGATGATGTTTACCAAGCAGCTCTTACAGCTGATTTAAATCCAAAAAACATTTTTGATGTTTCAAGATCCGTTAATAGTTATGAACATATAGAGGAGGTAGCGTAATGAAACTAATCACTTTACGTTCTGATGACATCGAATTTGAAACTGACGACAGTAACCTCAAATTTAATGTAAGCGTTGAGGAAAATGAGGTACAGATCATGATTTCTACTTTAGACGAGGTTGATTACGATGGTAATAAACACTATGACTTTCTTTTTGAAGGTTATCTAAATATAGAAACAGGCAAATTTACTTACGAGGAGGTATAAACAATGGGAATGGATGTATACGGACTAAATCCTAAATTGCGTTCGCCAGAACCAACAATTGACTACGAAAAGACATCTCAAGAAGACCGTAAAGCATTTTGGGAAGTTAAAGATAAATGGATGGATGAAAATCCAGGCTTTTATTTCCGTAGCAATATTTGGTGGTGGCGACCGCTCTGGGACTACGTTTGCACAATCGGTGAGTCTTATCTCACCTTAAAAGACAGAGCCGAAGGTCACAACAACAATGGCCACAAAATATCTGCAACTAAAGCTAAACGGCTTGGACAAAACCTTCGTGAAGCAATAAATTCTGGCCATACTCTTAAATGGAAAAACGACCGTGAAGCGTGGTTAGAGAACCTTGAAGAAGAACCATGTTACATGTGCGAAGGTTCAGGTGTTGAAGATGATACAAGTGAACATCCTTTCAACACACTTTGTAAATCCTGTAAAGGTAAAGGGACTATAGAAAATCGAGAAGCTCATTATCCATTTGAAATAGAGCATGTACAAAACTTTCAACGTTTTTGTGAAGAATCAGGAGGCTTTGAAATATGTTAATCAATCATTTAACAATCATCATTTCAACTTCAATTGATGATGTTTATACCTGCAGCTTTGAAAATCTTTCAAGAGATGCCATGGTTATTGATCAACTTGATCAAGCTAGAAATCAATATCCTGATCTTTTTGAACTTGAGGATGAAGTATCACTTTTAGCAGCTCTGGTACATAAATCGTTAACCACTTATCGTGAGTTAAAACATATAAACCCAGCAGAAGAAGTGTATACAGGGGTGTGGTTTCGCATGTCGGAAAAGATTTCTACCGACAACGGCTCTAAAACGAAGCCACATCTCACTGTTATAAAAGGAGGTAAAGATGATTAACGTTTTAAAACAAAAAAACAACTCAAAAGTTTGGTGGCGAGCAACTCTTGTTGATTCTGCATGTCCAGATATGCAAATCACATTTGAGTTTCTTGCTCCAAAGTACAACAAAGCTTTGAATTACACGGATTTAGCAGTTCATGCTTTGTTGACTAAAATCAACGACAAGCACATCAAACTTAAGTTTGTTGAGCCTGTTGAAAATTAATCATGCTAATAGGAGGTTATTATGCATCAAATACGACCTACAGAGCTTAAAAACGAAATAAAGCTCAATATCAAGGCTGGCATCAATACCATGATCTGGGGTGGCCCCGGTATCGGTAAGTCAGACATTCCACAACAAGTCGCAGACGAACTAAACGTTACGCTTCTTGACTTTCGTGCCAACTTGTTCGACCCCGTCGACGTTCGTGGTGTACCACACATTGCACAAGTCAAAGAAACCGGCAAACGTTTTACTCGCTGGGCTGTGCCTGATGTTTTTCCTATCGTACAACGTGACGGTGAAAACGGTATTCTTTTCATTGACGAGTTGCCAACTGCGCCCCCCGCCACTCAAAATGCGTTTCTACAACTGCTTCTTACAAAACGCATTGGTGACTATGAGTTACCACAAGGGTGGTCCATTGTAGCAGCTGGCAACCGTCTTACTGACTCGGCAGCCGTCTATCAAATGCCATCACCCGTTCGTAACCGTTTAGCTCACTATGAATTACAAGCCAACCACGACGATTGGTGTTCATGGGCTATTTCAAACGATCTAAGCCCAACGCTTGTTTCATTCATACGTTATCGTACAAATCTTTTGTATGACTTCAACCCTGACGAGTATGCGTTTCCAACACCGCGTGCCTGGGCGTTTGTAGACAAAAAGCTCAAACATACTCCTGACAATGCGTCTACTGACAAATTTTTCTATGGTGTATCATCGCTTGTTGGCGATGGCCCTGCAGGTGAGTTTGTTGCATTTAAGGAAATTGCTGACAAGCTACCAGACATTGACGCGCTTATCGACAAGCCTTCCACTTACAAACAAGATGACAATCCAGCTTTGCTTTATGCATTGACAGGTGCCGTTGCAGCTAGAGCTTGCGATGACAAAATGTCAAACATTATGAAACTTGCTAAAAAGATTCCAATCGAGTTTCAAGTCATTCTTGTCAAAGGTTGTTTGGCTGTTGACAAAGAACTTAAATCTAACGTCGACGTTCGTTCTTGGATTGTTGACAATGCTAACGTTGTTTTATAGGAGGTACATATGGCAACAGTAAGATTAGGCAGAGCACGTGCTCACGAAATACGTCGTAAAGCTATGGCTCTTTGGGATGAAAATAATCCCCGTAAAGAATTTTCTACCGTTTTTGGTGACAAAATATTAGAAGAACTATTGCCTAAAATACAACAGGCAAAAGAATCTCTTTCTAATATTCTTGATTCTCTTTGCAAAGTTAACGAACAAACTATTGATTCGATTAAAGTTGTAACTAAGGATACTGAAGAATCTCAAACTTTTATAATTCCTTTATCCAAAGCACGTGTAATACCCTACAATTTTTTAAACTGGGAATATGGTCATTTTAAAGTCCCTTTATCTTTTAACCATCCAGTTTTTAAACATTGTAACGAAGTTTCTGAGTTTAATAACGATAGAGAAGACCAGTTTCGCCAATACGAACGTCAAGTTGGAAGTTTGCTAGATAATTACCCAACGCTTAATCAGTTACTTACTGCTGCGCCTTGGATGAGCAAACTTTGTGATCCTGATGACATTGCGAAGGTTCACGAAAAAGTAGACCGTGCTGGTAGACGTAAAGAGCTTCATCAACTTGCAGAAGATGAAGGTAAAGAGCTTCGTGAAACCATACTTACATCCTCATTACTAGGAGACAACTAATGTCTAATGACTTATTCGTACAAGCCAGATCAAGACTTATTCTTGATCAGCCGTTCTTTGGCACTTTGTGTCTTCGCCTTCGTCCTGTCGAACGTGAAGATATGGAAACCGGTGCAACAGACGGTGTTTCACTTTTCTACAACCCTAAATGGTTTGCCAAGCTAAAACCATTGCAACGTGTAGGCTTTCTAGCACACGAGGTTATGCATGTTGTATGTATGCACATGCTTCGTAGACAAGAACGTGACCCACAAAAGTGGAACGTGGCTGGCGATTATGTCATCAATAACGTACTTCTGGAAAACAATTTTATTCTTCCAGACGGCGGTCTAGTTAATGATCAGTACGCTAACATGTCTACCGAAGCAGTTTACAATTTGCTCCCTGAACCTCCTCAAGGATGGACGGCCGTGCTAGACCTCGGTGGTTGTGGTGGCGTACTTGATCACCCTAACATGAAGAACGCAACAGCTGAGTCAGCCGGTGCTATTGAAGCTTCTTTACAAGTTGCTATCAATCAAGCAGCTGAAGCAGCTCGACAAGCTGGTAAGTTATCAGGTTCTTTACAAACTCTTGTAGAACAAGTAACAAACCCTAAAGTCGATTGGCGTTCAGTTCTTGCTCGTTTTCTTCGAGCCAACAATAAATCTGATTTTACTTGGGCTCGCCCCAATCGTCGATTTATTGGTTCAGGTATGTATCTTCCTTCATTGCACAATCCATCTCTTGAGACTATTGTCATTGCCGTTGACACTTCTGGTTCAATAACTGATGAAGAGTTACAACAATTTACTTCTGAAACCTCACATATACTTCATGATCTCAATCCTGAGCTTATACATTTTTTACAATGTGATTCAGAAGTTCAAACTCATGAACAATATACGCGTGAGTCACTGCCACTCAAAATAACCTATGAAGGTCGTGGCGGTACTGACTTTGCGCCAGTTCTTAATTACATCAAAGAACATATTCCTAATCCTGCAGCTCTTATTTACTTGACGGATCTTGAATGTGACTCTTTTGGAGTTAAACCACACTACCCAGTTCTTTGGGTAACCACAAATAGCGAGGAGGCTAAATATGGTGAAGTTATCAAAATGTAACAAGCTTATTAAAAAGTTTGGTAAAACATTTATCGTTAGCGGTGGCATTGTACTTGCCCTTATTGGACTTGCATCTACAATCCATCATTTTCTTACAATCCTTTGCGTACTGTATCTACTCGGTATTGCAATCTATTATTATTGGAGGCTTAACAAATGGGAAGCGTAGTATCAACTGTAACAACTGCACTCTGGATTCTTATCGAAATAATTCAGTTTGCTTGGCTAATGTATTTAAGATGGAGGGATCGAAGTAATGTATATAATCGGCATATGCAGCGCGCTAGGGCTTCTGTTACTTGCGCTTAAATTCGGTGGCCGTAAAACGATTGGCTCTGATGTCTTTGTAGATATTCTTATCACACTTACACTCATGGTCTGTTTTTACGGCACTTTTTCTGGTATGGCTGCTGCTATGCTTGGTGGTTTAGTAGCTTCTATTATTCTATTCATCATGAAAGGCACTATGAAACATGAAGTTTTATCTGTTCAAACAAAACAAATTGCTTCTGCTTTCAATAAACCTATCAAAATACCAGTGCCTAAATGGAAACAACAAAACGCCAAATGGAGGGAACTATAATGGCTAGTGTACGAATGTCAGCTACTTTACGGGCTCAAATACTTGATAATTTTTCTGCTCAATGTAAAACTGCTTACTCTAATAATGTAGGATTATCAGATTTTTTAAAATCTATTCATCAAGAAGTAAATCCTTCAAATCTTTCTACGCTTTTAGATGCTTATTCTACATATCAACAAGCAATAGATACGTTTGCAACTACACTTCAATTAACAAAAGGAAATTATGGTTGGCCAGATATTTCTTCTCCTTCTTTCCCTGTTTCTGTGGCAGCAGATTTATATTTTGTAATGAATACAAACCGTCCTCTGTCTGAAAACAGAAAGCAAATTGACCACTGGCAAATAGCTATAAAGCTAAAATCCGATCAGGATATAGAGCCTTTTAATTATGTTGAAGGCGATTTTCCTTTACGTGTATCTGTATCAGAAATTGG